AGTCATCAATTGCTAATTCTGACCTGTTTACTATTTGATTTGCTCTTCTAACTAAATCCCCACTAGTACTATTTATAAGAAAAGTAGTTGTGGTATCTTCTGAATACTTAATTTGTTGGTACCTATCACTATCATTATTATAATATCTTTTATTAATTTGACCAACCACAATACTAGCACCTGTCGCTGGAATTAATACGAAATTTAGTGCTGTTCCACCTGTTAATGTATAGGTTGAATATGCTTCTTGTCTAACACCATCCATAAAACAAGCTATTCTTGTTTCATTTAAAACTGGTGTTGATAGTGTAAATTGTTTGGTAGCACCATCTCCTGTGAAATATTGAACTTCAAACATCTCTAATCTTTCTTCAAGGTAATCTCCTTCATCCCTAGCAACACTATCAGATTTACCATCTTCATAGTAGTTTGATACAACTATTTGTTCAGCGCCTACGTTAGGATTGATAGAAGATAGATAACACATACCTTCTTTAGTACGTCTTATACCATTAAATGTTTTTTGTTTTTTTATTGAACCTGGGACTATATATGCCATTATTTTCTCTATATTTATTTATTAAGTTATTGCCAATATACTTGCTACTGCCTCAACATCAACAGAAGTTGAATCAGGAGAAGGATCAGCGACCACTCTTAATACGTCATTGTTCTCCAAATTTACTGGTTTATCTAAAGTTAATGTATTACCAGCTGGAACTTCTAAATTTTTACCTATATGCCTAAATGTCGTTCCACCATCAATAGTAACTTTTACATTAACTCTTGCTGTACTGTAAGCACTTTTATTTGAAATATATAATGCGTGAATTACAGCAGTTTCAGAACCAGTTGCTGTATATAAATCTGCTGATGAATTATCTAAAACCCCTACAGTAATTCCTGCATTTTTAAATGACGAAGGCATAATTTTTTATAAATCCTATGAACCAAATACCACAGAATATGCTAATGCGTCATCCGCTGTACCAATAGTACCTGAAGAATTAGGTAATGTTAATATTCTATCAGCTGTTGGTTCTTCTACTGTTAAAGTAGTTTCAAAAGCATTTTCCAAATTTCCTTCAAATATAAAATTTGCACCGTTCATAGTAATATCTCTATTTGTAACAGAACCATTACTAGTTGCGTCTTGCAAAGTTACCGAACCTGCACCACCAATTTCTCTAATTTGATTGTATGAGTTTTTAATATAAAATTTACCATCTGTTACATTAACAGCTAACTCTCCAACCTCCATATTACCTGTTGCTGGAATACGAGTTGCTACTTCTGTACGGTATGGTTTTATTTTTGTTGCCATAGTTTATTTCTTCCTTTTTAATTTTGCTCTAAATTTAATTCTGTTTACTAATTTCGCTTTAGATAATCTTCTATCTAATTCAATTCCTAATTTTCTACCAATTCTTTCTAATTCTTTTTTTGTTTTATTCTTTAAATCTTTAACTGTAATAGTAGTAGTCTTTGGTTTTTCAATGGCAGGTGCACCTGAAAGCAAAAACCATTTAATTTTCTTCCAAAGATTCATTAGAAAGTTCCTCCATCTACTGTAGTTACTTCAACGTCACCAGCTGTTATTGTAAAGTTATCAGCAGAAAAAGAAGCAACACCAATGTTTGTTGTACTTGCTAATTCTCCGACAATTTGTAATTGATTACCAGTTGCAATAGTATTGATTCCTTCACCTGCGATAAATTCTAAAACACCACCGACTCTTACTTGTCCTTGTGTTGAAGATTCATCAGCAAAATATAAAGGATCAGCAAGTTTTTCACTTGCAATTGCACCTGCTAACATATTACTTGTAACACCTAATGCTTTAACTCTTATTTGGTCACCTGAAACTTCAATTGAACTATTGTCAGGATTTGTATCTATAGTATTACCATCTTTAACTAATCCTGCACCTGCAGTAATTTGACCTGCACCAGAAAATTGTGCTACATCTAAATCAGTTGTTCCAAATGTTGGAGCACCTGTGTGTGTAAATACATAACCGTTATTAGCATTTAAACTTCCTTCTTCAACAAATACGAAAGCACCACCACTTAATTCAGATGGTTGGTCTTCTGGAGTTGCTCTTGTTAATACAAAAGGAGTTCCACCTGCACCAACTTGGTCAACTACATAAATACCGTTTTCGCTAGCATCTGTTTGATTTTTAACTAAAATTCTATCGTTAACACTTGGTGTTGTTCCATCAAGTGTTATTGCACCGTTTGATGTAGCAGTTAAAGTTGCACCGACACCAGCAGTTCCGTTTGAATAAGTTGCTGCTAAATTAACAGTTGTACCTAATCTACAAGAAGGTTTAGTATCTAAACCTTGAGCAACTTGGTCAACGTATGCTTTGTTTGCAACTGATTGATTTTGAAATCCTGCTCTATCTTCATAACCACTTGGTAAAATAACTGTACCAGTTCCGTGTGGTGTTAAATTAATATTTTTATTTGCCGCTGTTGTTGTAACTGATTGACCATCAATTGTAATGTCATCAATTACTAAAGAAGTTAATCCTGCAATATCTGTTTCAGTAGCACCTAAAGTTAATACTGAACTACCTATTGTTGTTTGAGGATTTGCTAAATTAGAATTTGATATACCTGCACTACCCGATAAGTTTGAATCTGTTAATGTGTTCGCCTGAATTTCTACATTGTTATCGGTAACAACTGTATCCATACCTGCGCCACCAGCGAAAGTTAATGTTTCAGCTGTATTGTATTGGTCTGTTCCTGTATCACCTGCTAAATCAATATATTGATTAACAGTCATAAACTCTAAATTACCAGCACCATCAGTTTTTAAGAACTGACCAGGAGCTCCATCAGCACCTGGTAATGCAAATGTTGTTGTAGCTGATAGTAAGTTAGGAGCTTTTAGTCCTACAAAATTTGTACCATTATTTGTGCCTTCATTAAATCTTATTTCCCCACCTACACTAGTAGAATTACCTACAATGAATTCATCTACTGCTTTATTTGAATCTACTATTACAGCACCGTTTGCTGTTAATGTACCTTGTACGTGATCCAAAATTTCAGCAAAATATTGTCCACCAATAACTGATATATTATTTGCGTCACCATTTCCATCAACTCCACCTTCCCCAATGAATAATCTATCTCCTAGATTACCTTGAGTTCCTGTTCCATAAGTAAATGCTAATTCCCCAAGTTTTAATGTAGCTGGTGCTGAAGTACTTGATGAACGTTTTATCTGTATTACTGTTGCCATATGCTAGTTTTTAAAAACTCCCACAATTAAATAATAGTGTTCCTGTTGTAGTAACTATTTCGGTTCTAGTTACAAATTTATTATCACTAGACCTATATTGAATCATTGCGCCATCATCTAAATGTGTTGTATCAACATCACCAAGAAGAGCAAATTTTAGGGAAGAATTTTGTACTGCTACCGTAGATGGTAAAGTTACCGAAACTGCCTCTGGACCATCTCCAGTATTTACATTTATATTTGCTGTTGTAGTAGTTTTTTGCCCTACCGTGGCCGTAATATCTGCCATCCAATTCTCTCCTGTGAATATTTATAATATTAAATTAGACAGTAACCTGTGGTCTTACAGTTATAATGCCTTCAATTACTCTAGTGACTCCAGCATCCTTTGTAATTTCAAGGTCATATACATATCTCTCAGCATCCAAAGCGCCTGTTTCTGTTGCTGTTAATGAGAGAGTAACTACTCCTGTGGTAGCGTCTGTAGCTATTGAAGTAGTCATATCAATTCGTGTTCTTGTAGAAGCAAAACCTTTAGCCATCTTCGCCGCTGCCGTATAACCAGTTAGGTCAAACGCCTGGCTATTAGCATCCTTTACAGTTACGTCTGAACTGAAGGTTGCTCCCTGGTCTATCGTTAGATTAGCTATTGCTGCCATTTACTTTTTCTCGGATTCTGGTACTTCTTTTTTAATCAATTTGACTATTTTTTCGTTATAATACTTGGTTAAAACATCTATCTTTTCAATCTCAATCAAGTGTCTAGTCTTACTTACCTGTATCTCTTGTCTTACTGCTATACAATTCTGTAATTCAGGACTAAACTTCGTTTCATCATACTCTTTTTTGTCAATTGTTATCATACATTTATCTCCATTTTTAAATTCATATTACTATTTATACGTTAACTGCTCCGCATATTATGTAATATTAAGTCTGTAGATTCTTCCGTTAGGTTAACATTTGCTACTATAAACATTGATTGTTGATCCCCACCACGACCACTTGTAAATACTATATGCTCTTTACAAGTATTTAAAAAATATAATCTTCCGTGGTCAAAATGCAAAACTTTATCATCTAAAATAAAATAATTAAATGGTGGATTACAATTATAGATTGGTATAAACAACCTACACGTTTTATTTTCTCTTTCATAATGGTCTCTATGGGATGGGAATTGTCCACCAGCTGACATCTTAATAATATGAGTTCTTCCTAAATGATTTTTGAATTTTGATAATACTGATTCAACATAAGGCCAAATGGGTGTTAGAGTTTTAAAATCTGGTTCATCAAGATTTAAATTATGTTCTATATTATATTCCTTTAATGAATCCAAATCTGGTCTGCCAGAAAACCCACCATCCAAACTAGTAATACTTAAACCATACCTAGCAATCTTTTTTCTAGGATTATATTGAACCCATTTATCTTTAAATAATTTTAAACCTTCCTCAAATTTTTTATAATCTAATTTATATTTTAAAGGAATAATGTCGCCATATAGCGCTATTCTTGTTAATAAGTAACTCATTTTATTTTTGTATTAAATACTTTTATTTTTTCTGAATGCGGAAAGGTTGTTATTTTTAATCCATCTTCTGTTCCCCAACCAAATAATTCATCGCTACGGACATTATCAAAATATATTTCTATATTTTGTTGATAATATTCTATTTCTTCTTGTACATTATTTGTAAAGAAATCTACTAGTGTATTAAATTTACCTATCTTCCAATCAAATGTTCCTATTTCAAATTCACCAGAAGGTCTACTATTAAATTCTTGAAAATATAGTTTACCATTTCTTTCCCTACAAAATTCTGTAATTAAAATTCTGTTTTTTACTGTTATATGTTCTTTTAATTTTGTATAAAACTCTTCTACTATATCTATATCCTCTTTTGGAAATTGAGTAAATGGATATTGATATAGATATGGAACATTATTACCTACAATAAAACCATTTCCAAATTTACCTATACTATGATTATATATATGATACTCGCCATCATCATCAACCATAGCGTGTTGTTGACATACATAATCATAATTTATATATCTTTGTATCAAATCATTTGGTCCTACTATATGATTTTTTTTATCAGCAACTTTATAACCAGTACCACCACCTGAATCACCTACATCTAATTTTACTATAATTTTATCATCAATACTTCCTTCATCTATAGTAGGTATACCCATTAATTTACATACTCGGTCTTGTTCTCTTTTAGATGTAAAAAACTTTAAAGCTCTTTTATCAAATTGTGTTTTAGTATTATACCAAATAGAAAGTTCATATTCTACTTTAGTTATTGGTTCTTCATCTCTACAATTCATAATATATTCAGGTTCAAAATCTAAATTTTTTATATAATATTGTGGATCGTAATATTGTTTTTCTGGAAGATATGTAGTATATGGTTTTAATTTTTTACTTATATTAAAATGATTATTATTAGCTAGTTCAAACATCTTAAAATTAATATCATATTTTAAACAAAACTCTACTAGAGTTTCCCATTTTTTACGACCATTTAATATAAGTATATTTTTAGGTAAAAGTTTTCTATCTACATTGTCTGCGAATAACATATCAATCGTGTGGTAAAAAATAAGGTGTCCACCAACCAGTCCATCCTTTTTCCATTATATGATGTAATTGACCTAGTGTACACATACTATAATTTTTATCAGGTCCTTCTGCATTAAATTTTGGACAAACTTTATCATAAGTACTATACTCTATTTCTTTGTAATAAAACTCATCACTACCTTTATAATATTTCTTTAAGTATTCTTTGTCATTAGACTTAAACTTTTTCCATATATGAGATACATCTCCAATCCAAGATACAACAGAAGAGTTTAATGGTGTATGCGCTGGTTCTCTCCACCAAGTATCATATAATAATGTAAACTCCCTTCTAAACAAATTTGGTAGTTTGTCATAGATAATTACATCTAAATCAAAATATAAGTTTTGTCCATCTCTATAAATGTCATACATTTGAAGTTTGTTATACCAGTTGCCATATAAATCGGATGATACAACAACAAACTCATCATACTTTAGACCTGAATAAGTGTCTATCATATGTTTCAAATTTCTAACGTGCCAATTGGTAAACTTTTCTCCAAATTTACAACAAATTATTCTTACACCCATTTGATTATATCTTCAGGAGAAGGTTTATAATCATATGTAATAGGCAATATAGCTCGTCTGTATACTTTACCATAGCCAACAGATATTAATAAATTAACTCGTCTGTCAACAAAAGGCAATTCTTTCCATACGTCAGGACTTCTTGAAAAATTACCAGTAAAGGATGTATCAATACCCTTTTCTATTGCTAAACCTCTAAATGCATATGCAAAGAATCCACACTCTAAAGCAATCGCTTCTCTACTTAATTTAAGACCTTCTTCTGTACAAGGGTCATAAAATATTCCTCTACCCCAAGCATCCTTTTGGTATTCACTTGCAAGATTAGCTAACCTTTGTGTCATAATTAAAAGATATTGACAACTGGTCATATGTTTGTACATAACTTGCTTTCTTGGTATCCCTTGCTCTTCTTTTATTGCTCCTACATCTGGTATATCAGAACCTTTATTAGAACGAGTATCATTTTTAGCAGACTCTCTAAATATTATATCTTTATATTTTTGATGTTCTGGACCTAAAACGTGTACTTGCCAACCTACTATATTATTTTTTGATGGTATAATTTCATAACATCTTTTCAATATATCATCAATAACTTTTTTTTCAATAATAGGTTTACTTCTATCAAATTCTACTACGTGTCTAGGCATTGAAAATGTAGAATACACTTCACCTTCAAATCCATATTTAACAATTTGATTAATAACATTAATAAGAAAACTTACTTTAGTTTTATTAAGATTTTCTTGATGTAATCTTTGTTCTAATAAATTATTAACCTCTATAGCAAAGTTTTGTTCACCTGCACCCAAATTGGTTTTTGTTCCGTGCCAATATCTTTTAGCAACATTTAGCACATTTCTTATTCCACCTTCTAGCAAATCAGATATAATGGCGTCAAGATTGAAACCAGTATCTCTCACACATTTAGAGTGTTCTATTTCAGTATGAAATCCTACTTGCGTTATACATCCAGCAACAGCATTTACAAACGTATGTGCTGATGTATTACTTGATTTACCAACATTACAAGAAATTGTTGTTGCACTTTTTGCTGTAATTGGTGTTTTTTTATCGTATACATAATCCTCTCCACTTGGTGAAGCAGCACTTCCAGTTCCTCTTGGATACGCTGTAGTTGTAGCATTACCATCTAATTCACAGGTGAATTTTAAACTCTCTTTAGCAATTTTTATTTGATGACCAATTTGTAAATCGTGTTCACCAATAGTTAATTGCATTTCTCCTGTTGCAGGATCATATGTAGCAACTGATACACTTTTAGCTGCTGGTTTATATTCAGACTCAAATTGAGCCATAACATCTTGTATTATCTTATCTTTATCTATCATTTATCTCCTTTACCCTTATGTTTAATTTGAGAATCTAAATCAAAACCATATAGTACAATTTCATTAATAACATTAATAAGAAGACTTACTTTATATTTGTCAACATCTTCTTTATGTAATCTTTGTTCTAATAATTTATTGACTTGTACAGCATAGTTTTGTTCGCCTGCACCTAATTTAGTTTGTGACCCTATGTTATTATAATAATATGCACTCCAATATTGTTTAGCAACCCCTAACACTTTCTTAATTCCATTTGTTTTCAAATCAGATTCTATAGCGTCAAGGTTAAAACCAGTATCTCTAGCACATTTAGAGTGTTGAACTTCATTATGTACACCTGGATTTTCGCTCTTAAATTGTGTCATAACATCTTCTATTATTTTCTTTTTATCTATCATTATTTTATTTCTATAGACTCTACTCGTCTATTTCTCCAACTGTTTATTTTAACTTCGTGACTTTCTGGTAATGTATGTACATTACCGTAAGGGTCTTTTACTTTTTCACCAGCACGGCCTCTTATATCTACAATCTTAACTTTTCTTTTAAGTTCGCCGTCTGCATTTTTAGGTTCCCAATCAGGATGACTTTCATCTAATACTGTAATATTATGTCCATTACTAGCTCCTAAAGCTAATTCAGTATCAATGCCCATATAACGAGGTACACCTATCGTTTCATAACCAATACCTAAACCAAAAATTAATTTCTTTTTACCTTCATCTACTTCCTTTTCAATGCCTAATCTTTTTTCCCAATAACCTTTATAGTCAGGACCTAGGTCTATTAATTTATGAGGACCTGTTTGTAAACCCAATCTATTTGCCGCTTGCATAACAAGCGCCATACCCATACCAACTTGTACGATTGAATTTTCCCAACGGCTAGGTCCACTTGGGTCTTGTAACTTACCATCATTATCACAATTATACATACTGTCTGGTTGTTTCATAACAAACGTCATATAAAAAGGTGCGTTCATTTGTGTATTACGCCAACAAGAAGGAGGTCTCCTAGTATGTGTACTACCCCAAACCCATTTATATAAATCATTAATAACCAATCTATCAGCACTCCAATGAACATCATAATATGCTTCAAATTGTTTTGAAGGAGTATTCCTTGCTATCCATAGAAGATAATCTATAATGGCTGGTTTTACTGGTATACCTAAATTATAATTTCTTTGGCACTTCTGCATATCACGTATAATATCCATTTCATTTTCCATATCATAACGCATTTGCTTATCCTGCTCCTCTTTTTCTAAATAGAAATCTTGGTCTGTTTGTGATATATCCGAGGAACGCCTTCGTCTATTTTCTCTATCCATATTATCTCCAGTTCTCCTTAATAAAAGGTTCATTGCATTCGTGTATAGTTTTACCTGGACCAGTAAAATGTACCACTTTTATATATTTATACACGTCACCGAGTATCATATATGGTGTTTTAAATTTGTCACGATACATTTTGTTTAGTGTGACATTTTTCTTAAAGTCATTTGTATATTTACATATCCATTCTTCTGGTGTTTTAATTACCTTTGTTTTATATTCTTGTAGTTTCCAACTAACGTAATTTTGTTCACCGTAATATTTTGTATGCACATCATTATTATTAAAATAATGTAATTGCCAATAGTCAGGATTTTCAGCAAAATCATCCCATATATGATTTAAACTACCAGATTTAAACTTATAAAACCCACCATTTGTTTTTAATTTTGAAGTCCACCATACACCATAGGTAACCAATTCATTATCTTGTACAGGATGTCCTATTAATTCATCAACATTACCTGTAATAACTTGGTCAATATCCATAACTATAATATCATCACCAGGTTTTTGATATGCAAAATGTGGACTAAAGAATTTTAATTTGTGCCAATGTACCTTAATCTTATCGTGAGAGTTATAAGGCAATATTACATCTGCCTCAACGTCTGTATCACTTAAACAGATAAACTCAAAAGGTATAGATGAATTTCTTTTTAAACTTCTATATAACTTTGATACATAATCTGGTGTATAATAACCTTTAAAATATACGCAACAAATTTTAAGCATATTTTCTCCATATAACATCAAAGTCTTTACAGACACAATGCACTATCTTTGTTTCATCTGGTATAAAATATTGATTATCAAAAAAGTAATGCCATCTTCTATCTAACCATTGTATACCAATTTTATTTACCTTTACTTTATATGAAAAGATAGTTTCATTATCATATCTAAACATATCAAGAATATTTTGTGGATACAATCCACTCTTATCAGTTCTTAATTTTGTCATTAAATCTATTGTATCTTTAAACCCACCAAAGAAGTCTAGTTTTAAAATTTGCTTTCTTGACGCACCTATAATAGCAGTATTGATAACATCATTGTTAGGATCAAGACCTTTCTCTATGAGCATTGCTTGACAATTGAAATACTTTGCTGATGGACTTCTAATACTTTGTTTAACTTCTCTATCTTTATTAGTCATATGGTTTTGATTATAAACAGCAATATGATTTTTTATATCCCATACATCAAAAAATGAATCAGTAGTTACAGGTACAGCGTCAAAATCTAAATACAAAATCTCATCATACTTTTTTGCTAATTCATATAGTAAATGTATCTTATAGAAATTGACTATCTCATAACCTGTTAATTCAGGAAAGTCTTTACGTAGATTTTTTTCATAGGTCTTATAGCGCTTATCATTTTCAAACATAATAAAACTTGCACCTATAGAGTTAGCATATTTACGTTTATAATCAATTAAACTCTTATAATGCTTTTTAAATGCATTAACAGTTATTTTTGCTTTGGCTACTGTATCATTTTTTTGTTTAGATTGTCCATAATGTTCCTCAGCAGGTACATCAACATAAAGACTATAGATTACTCTTTTCATAACTTGCCTACTAAAGTAAATCTAGTACCTCTCTCATCTGGTACTTCGTCCTCTATTAAAACTTTTGCATTACTTGGTAATTGTTTTTTAAATTCTTCAATAGTATTAACGCAATTAGTATGCGTAGGTATATCAAACATAGCATTTGATTGAAAAGCAAAATATGATTTAGATTCACTTAATGCTTTCAACTCTTTCATTGATTTCATATGTTCGCAAGAAGTATTAATAATTAAATTTGCATTCTTAATTCTACCAAATCTATTTTCAGAAAAAACATCACTTGTTATCCAGTCAACCTTATTATAATCTTTAAATATTTTATATTTTGCTTTACTAATAACTTTAGGGTCTATATCTACAGCAGTAATTCTTTTAGCACTATTATAAAATGCAGGTATTAAAATACTACCATACCAACAACCAAGTATTATTATTTCAGAATCTTTGTTTAATATATTTAAATCTTTAATATGGTTAATTAAATTTAGTTTAGCTCTAAATTGATTAGGACTATATGAATCTAATAGGTCTTCATTATCTCTAACCTCTTCCATAACATTTTGTAATAATTTTATATCAATCATTTTCTTACTATATAGTTGTTTATCACTAATAAATCTAGTGCTGTTCTTTTAAAAGTTTTTAATGCGTCTTCTGGTGATTCAACAATAGGTTCGTGGCAATTAAAACTAGTATTCAATAGCATTGGTATGCCTGTTATCTTATAAAACTCATTAATAAGATTATAAAACTTTTCATTGTCTTGTTTATTAACTGTTTGTATTCTAGCTGTATTATCAACGTGAGTTATACCTGGCACTTTATCAGATTTAACTTTACATATTCTTGACATATAAGGACTAGGACTTTTTGTATCAAAGTACTCTTGATAATGTTCTTCTAATACAGCAGGTGC